CATTATTACCAATAATAGAGTAAGTAATTTTTTCATGGGGTTGTCGTGGCCATTATCCTTCTATCTTCAACCATTCTCCAGTCGTGAGTTCTCCAAGTTTCTGGCCCACGATTAGTATTTTTCAAATACACGATGCCACCCTCCTCCTTTCTTTGAATTATTTCGTATCCCTTTCCATAGGGGCCAGAGTATTGATGTACTTCGGTTTCAAAGGGTATTTTTTCGGGAACGGTCATAAGGTCGTTCCATGACTCTTGCTGATAGTGGGGTCTTGAGTTTCTTTCCGCTGTGGTCGAAGAGAGTTTAAGTCCCTGCCAGTAACGACCTTTTTGTTGAAAATATGTCGCTTGAGAGTTATCTATGCTCTGAATAAACGGGTCGGCAACCGCGCCAAGTTTCGGCTCTGCGGTCAGTAGAGAAATTAGAGCTGTGTATGCCAGTACAAGTTGTCGCAAAATTTCTATCATTAGTCAGATGTAAACTTTCTATTTAGCGAACACGAAATACTATCAGGTGCTTGAACTTTGCTCCCTAACTCAATATACATGTCCTCATAGCTCGTAAAAGTGTTGTTGGAACTTAGTTGAGTAACTACTCCTGTTTGAATGCCCACTACAAACGAAGAAGACGCTGAACCGTCCCCAATACGAGCAGTGATTGAGGCCGCAGTTGATGTTCCGGTTACCACGCACCGCATGGCATTTACCGTAAACCCATTCCACTCGCCTGCTTTGCGAATTGTAGTCGTTCCGTACGATGTGTCGTCATAAGCTCCCATGGAAGCTAAGGTAGAGGATGAGAGTAAAAACGCGGGTGATGAGGTTGCCGAAAGAACTTGCGTAGCATTGTCGTCTCTATATCTTAGTTGTCCGCTTGTGGTATCAACTCCCAAGGCTCCTGAATTATTAAGCGCAAGAGAAGAGGAAGCCACACCGATAAAGTAACCACCAGAAAAGTTGATTGTGGATGTTGCTGTAAGATTTCCGTAGAGAGAAGTGAGTCCAGTAGCGGAAAGTGTGGTAAACGCTCCTGTAAGAGGTGTAGTAGCTCCGATAGCGGAGTTATTTACTGTACCGGCAGAAATTGTTAAAGCATCAATAACTTCGTTATCAGCCCAAGGGTTAGTGGTATTTACCCAGTTGGAAGCAATAGTTTCGGCTACGTTCAAGTGAGCAACATTGACAGAAAGTGCTCCGTCGTCTACAGAACCAGTAGCTCCAACAGTTAGAACGTCAGTAACGTTTACGTCAGTGATACAAGAGGTACAAGTAAGTGTTAGCCCTCCTGCGAGTTGAGAAAAACCGGAAGCATATAGTGCTGTTGTAGTAGCTTGGGTCGTGGTTGATCTAAAAATAGAGAGTCCTTGGACAGTTGAAGAGGCACTGGAAACAAACCCTCCGATAAGAGTTGAAAACGTAGTTGAGGTTGCATGAAAGTACGGGGCTGATATGAGTGAGGCATAAAGTCCTCCTGAAAATGTTGAGGTTGCCGAAGTAGTGGCCGAAACCGAACCTACATAAAGCGGTTGGGTTGAGGTAGAAGTAATGGCAGTAGCCGAAGACCACATCACAAGAGCGTTCAGGGAACCACCCGAAAGACCCGCGCCACAACCAGTACAAGAAGTTACGGTCAAGGTTTGAGCATTAAGCTGTCCAGCGACAGTCGTAGAAGCATTTACCGTATCTACCCCAAATACCGTAGAACTGGCGGCATTTATGATACGGAAGGCATGTAAGGTATTTATGGACGTTTGAATGGTCGTTGAGCCATAAATGGCTAAGGTGGTAGAACCATATAAACTTAAAGGAGTAGTCGTTCCAATGGTAAATCCGAAATTTACCGTAGGTGTAGTAGTGGCAGGCGTGGAAATAAAGGTCAATGGTGCTCCAAAAATTGGCTCGGTGTAATGGAACCCGATAGCAGTAATCAATCCAGCGACTATGACTAGTCCTACGATTGAGAAAAAGTTTTTGTTATTCATGTTTTTATGGATAGAAAAGTACATCCAGTAAGACGACTAAAGTTTGACCCCCTGCTGGAGTTGCGACTTGATCCCCCAGCGTCATAACATTTCCCGCTAAAGTAAAATCCACATCCGCCATGGTAAAAGGAAATTGAGAACCCTGAATACCCAAGACCGCGAGTGTATCACGTGGTAAGGTAAATGAGCGAGTGTTGCCATCTACCTGACTTGTTAAATCTACTCTTCTTGTAATTTGACTCTTCGCTCTGCCCATAGCTTGTCCTCTTGGAATGTTAGCTAATCTATCTTTAACTGTTGTCATTTCTTTTTTAAGTTCTTCTATTACTTCGTCTTTGAGGGATTTATGGGTGTCCATTTCCTTCATTTTCAGCTCGAGGTTGGCACTGATTGCTTTGCTCAAACCCTCTAAATTCTTTTTAGAAGTTTTATCGCTTGTGTCTAGTTCGGACAATTTCCTATCTGCGTCTTTGAGTTTTTTTTCAATCAAAGAATTTATTGTTCCTTCAAGTTTTCTGACGCTGGATTTGGTTTCCGAGTCCATACGTTTAAGCTGATCTCCGACAAATAAATCATTTACTTGTCCTTTTAAGTCGGTAAGTCCCGAAACATAATCTCCTTGATTTCTTTCTGTTAAGTTTCGGTAAGTATCTTCAAGACGGGCCACAGCGTCAGCCAGCTTCTGCTCATTGGCTAAAAGAAACTTTACTACTTGCTCAAAAGCGGTTACAAAATTTTCTTTGCTTAATCTTTCTGGATCAAGGGCATTGAGCAGTCGCTGTATTTCTTGTTTTTTGTCTATTATTTCAACCATGTTGACTTTTTATTTTAGATATTGTAAGTTATATTTACTATCAACTATTGCAGCCAGAATCCGTTTAATGATTTTACTTGCAATAGTTGAGTCATTAGGCGGATTTTGGCTTTTATATGCATAAAAACGCTATAAATATTATTGGGCAGAGGTTTACTCATTTGTTGGTTCTTGAAGAATCGGGCAGAACTGATGAACAAGTTAAGTGGAAATGTATTTGCGACTGTGGCGAGATAACTTTTGTTAGAGGAGTATATTTGAGAAATGGACATACAAAAAGTTGCGGACATCTTCAAAAACAAGGTGCTAAACCGATACATGGACTTTCCCATAAACGATTTTATAATATTTATCAAACGATACGCGCTCGTTGCAATAACCCTTCTAACATATCTTATATTCGGTATGGAGAGGTCGGAATTAAATGTTCGTGGAACTCTTTTAATGAGTTCAAAAACGATATGTACAAATCGTACCAAACTCATATAGAAAAATTTGGAGAAAAACAAACGCAGATTGATAGAATTGATAATCTTGACAATTACTCTAAAGAAAATTGTCGCTGGGTTACCTTGAAAGAACAAGCCCGCAATACTAGTAAAAATAAAATGATAACATTTTCTGGTGAAATAAATTGTATAAATGCGTGGGCCGAAAAATTTAATGTAAGGCCGGGAACTCTTTGGAGAAGAATCGTTATAGCAAAATGGCCGATAGAAAAAGCCCTTACTATACCAGTAGTTATTGGAAGAAATCAATTTAGTAAGTAGTTTGAACATATTATGATTATATTTCACTATTTATTTTGGATTATCGTCTTCGTGGTATTTTCTTTTTACATTTTTTTCTGGTTGACTATTTTTCTTCGTTTTCTTGGTCGGGAGATTTGGAAAGAATTTCGGCAAAAAGATTCAAAATAGCAGTTTGTTGAGCAGAAGTTAAAGAATCTAATACTGGAGCTACCTTGGTTAGGGCATTTATAAATTGAGCAGAACCAATTTTGAATGGGACGGATTCTAGTGCCCTTCTTCCTGCTACTCCTAAAACGGCTCCGCCTATACCACCACCAAAAATCCCGCCCAATCCTCCTCCTATAAAATCTCCAAAACTTAATACCTGATTTCCTGCCTTTTTAGCAATTCTCTCTAAAAGTCCATTTCTAAAACGAATCTCATTGGATAATTCTGTGAATAGTTCTCTAGTGCCCTCTGGGGCTTTATTTTTTATCATCTCTCTTAGATTATTCGCGAACTGTTTAAGGATTATTTTATCAGAACTTAATTGGCCTCCCAAAAACGCTCGATCCCCCAGTGTTCTATCTACTAATTGGCGTAATTTATTTGCTTCTTCTAGGTTAAGAGAAGATTTAGATAAAAGCTGTTTAGTCTGGGGGGCTAACTTTTCTACAACTGCCTTTATATCGGCTCTTTTTAATAAAGCCCCTTCTGCTTCGGGAAGTTTAACTAATTCATCAAGAAAGTTATTTACTCCAATAGTAGTTTTATCTCCGGTTTTTCTAATAGCGGAAGAAAGAGAATCAGCAACCTTTTTACTTAAAGATTCAACGGCATCGGAAGATTCAGATAAATGAGTATTTGCTGACTTCAATGGTTTTTTAGTTGCTAAAACATATTTAGAAAAATCGTCAATCTTATCTTTAGCAATATCGTTTAAAACTTGGGCCTTATTTCTCCCTAATGCACTATTTATAAACCTTGCAGGTAACTGTTCGATTTGTCGTCCTATTGCTCTTAACCCAGCTCCAGCCACAGGAATAGCACCGCCTATTATACCGCCAATAGCTGTACTTTTAGCCACATCTTCAATATCAGCTCCTTCAGATATAGCTTTAGTTCCGGCAAGTCCAGCTCCTAATCCTGCTGTCTTTAATATCCGTGCACCTAAGCTACCCACTGTTCCTACCCCCTTTAATCCTGCTACTGTTAATCCCACATTTGCCACATCACCAGCGACTTGAGTTGCTGTCGGCCCCGGAGAAACAGCCTCGCGTTCTTCCTCGGAAAGACCGGTAATTCCTGACTTAGCAATCACCGTGCCTATCGCTTCTCCGATTTTCCCACCCCCAAAGACTGCATCCAAAATTCCAGCGGTTCTTTCGAGAAACTTATTTCCTTTCTGCTGTACTTCTTGGGGAGTTCCTGCACTTACCATGTCCTGATATTCAGGATATTTTTGCAACATTTTACCACCGATCTCTTTGTCGGATAGATCAGCATATTGGGGATATTTCATTTTTATTTTTTGTCCGAATTCTTCAATGGTCATGTTTTTACCTAATTCCTAGTGGATCATTATTTATTGATTTTCCTCCAGCAAGTTGCAAGGATTGGATCACAGTTGCACGGTTTCTTGCTTTCTGCGCGATAACCGCTGGCCTATCCCCTACCTGTGGGAAATACTGCAATCTTGCGTTTTGGAATTCTGATTCGGCAATAGCCGCTCCGGATTCTCTACGCAAAACAGCGTTCACAAAGTTTTTCTGTGCTTGTTCATAGCGTTGTCTATCAGAACTTTTAAGGATATTGGGAAAAAATCGAGAACCACTAATTATGGCCTCTGGGCCTACAAATTGACCTCCAACTTGGTTTATAGTGTTATGGGAATCTACTGCACGATTAGCATACCCTTGTGATAATCTCTCCTCTTGAGTAAGAGGCTTCCCTGTTACGGCAGATATGTCCGGTGATACAATTCCCCCTGCAATACCTGTTGATTCTCTCTTTACCAACTCCGTAGCCGTAGGCAATCTGCCGTGTTCTCTAAAGAAAGCTCTTTCAAATTCCGATTGGCCGGTTTCTATTTTAGGAGGTTTTGCTTCTTCCGCTATCCTATTAGCTTCTATCAGATCAGTAGAACTCTGAATCCTTTGTAAAACTTCGTTATTTGTTACTCCGCTTCTAACGGCTTCAATGGCGACTTTTTGGATTGCCAATCTCTCGGCTTGTTGCTGTTTGACGAATTGGTCATTTTCATCAATTTGTAATAGTAGAGCATCTGCTCGCCTTTTTTGTGCTGGAGTAAATTGATCATAGTTAGCAAGTATGTTAGCTCGCTTTACTCTTAAATCTCGTTGGGCTTCAGCGAACTCTAATTGGGTTGCCCTTTCTGCCTGTCTTGTGGCTAAAGCAAAATTAGATTGTAAAGCCTCGGCTGTGGCGGATAATTTAAGAACCTCCACAGCATTGGCTCTTTGCGCTCGTGCCGCCTCCCCTACCGCAAATGGGTCTAAAACATTTCTTTTTTCCGCTATATCTTTAAAAGTTAATTCTTCGGCTTGGCGCATTTTAATCTGTTTATTAACTTCGATCAATTCTTTTTGAACATCCGACCCTGCGGTTTCTACTCGTGTTTTGCCCGTGGTAGTTAATCCTTCCAATCGGGCAAGGGATTCTTCAAATTGAGAGGTAAAATCGCTCACAGGGGCTGTTTTTGACGCTACAGGGACTTCTGCGGGGATGCTCTGGATATTAGGAGTAGAAATTGGTGTCGGTGGCGTTATTTTGGGTTGAGTTACTTGTGCTAAATCTGCTCCAGTTAGAACTTGTGGAGTAAAAGCAATCCCAGATTGTTTTGAAGCAATCTGTCCTAAAACATTTCCTTGTTCAAGGAGTTTTTGTATTTCTTCACTATGTCCGGGAAAATGAGCCATGTTAAAAATAGTTCTCAAATTTGTTAGTCATAATTGGCCTGTCATCTTGGTTTCTTATAGAGATAAATTTCAAAAGGTCTCTTTCCTTTTCAATCATTTCTATTTTTAAGATATTTACATTTGATAATTCTTTAGCAACCGCCCAAGTGTGAGCCGCCGCGTAAGCTAGATAATCATGCCACGGCAAAGGAAATCCTATGGCGGTAGTAGAGGTCATATCAGTAATAGCGCTCATTCCCCGCAGGAAAAATATCGTTAATCCGGCTGTTAAGGTAACATTGGCGGCGGCCGGAGCGGGACGAAGAATAACCCCATGTTCTCGTTTTTCATATTCTATGGGGAGGCCGTTAGTTGATAGATAATCGCTTAGAGCAATACCTTGCCGATGAATATCCTCTAAGGTTATGGGCTTGAGAATATGTCCGTTTCCGTCATTATCTAAAACTTCAGCACCTAAAATCACCAAAGGCCCAGTAAGTGCGTCAATCGCATAAAATGAAGTTCCCGCCACAAGGTTCTGGGTATAGGTTGGTAAAGCGGTATAATTTATATCACCCCATTTCCATTTTCCTCCCGAAGTTTCAGTAAGTATCCTGCCACTTATTCGTTCTTGGGCAGCATTTACTGTAATCAAAAGCTGGGCATTGGTATATTCATTGGAAGTAGTACCCGTTAATAATCTTGTTAATGTAGCTATATCGGCAACTGTCATGTTAAAAAGTTATTTCAATAATTACGGTTACATTGGCTACTGCTGTAAGAGTTCCCGCGTCATCCATTGCCAAACGATTTCCTCTAACAAGTCGTAAGTCAGCTAAAGTGGCCGTAAGCGTTCCGGTATTTACCGTATTGGCAGTTCCTTTAAGGTCAAAAGCGGTAGCAAGACAAGCAACTCCCGCGTCTAACGCTTGTGTCCCCGTAAGTTTTTCTATCTGTAGAGATACAGCGCCCGCATCATTTCCTGCTGTTTGATGAACTTCTCTGATTTCAGCGACCGTGCATTCAAATGGGGCTATCCAAAATACTCCATAATTCGTAGCCGTAGCCGCGGCCGTTCCAACAATCGTATGATGGATATAAAGTTTCTTTTTTGATAAATCTCTAAATTCAATTTTATCCGTAGTATGGAAATGCTCTGGTAATTCTTTGGGTGCTATAATTTCTTCATCTTTGGGTTGTAATTCCAAATCTGGCTCGGAGCCATCATCTTCTCTAAATTGTATGTGATTAGGCATTGGGTCTTGTTTCATCTTTTAAGGTCTCGCCCTCTATAATTATGGGAAGATTTACTGGTAGTATCGCAGTTCCTGACCATCTTAGTTGCAGACAAAAATTATTTTCTCCGTATCTTGCAGGGTATTGCACAATTCTACGCTGACTGTTGTCGTAGTTAGTGCTGTTGATAGTCGTTCCTACAGTACTGGCAGATAAATCATCTACAAAAATCGTGGGAATAAGTGTCATATTAGCCGCCACTGCCACTCCTAGAGGAATAGAGATTTTATTTATTCTAAAGGGTCTTCCTGCTGAATAAATCAAGGAACGCCACACAGAAGGTTCGGCTCCATTACTTCCCGCACCAATACGGTCTATTCCAAAATCTTCCGTGATCGCTCCATCCTTCCACCCCATCCACCAACGTGGATCGCTTCCAAATGCAGTTTGTTCAACAGCCGCTATTGCCGTTGCCGTATAAGTAGTTTGTGAAGGTGTTTGAGAACCTACCGCAATATTATGCACCGCTCCTGTTAAAGTATCATAAGCCCATAAACAAATTGCATCTTCGGGATATTGCACATATCCTCCCCATACAATTCTATTTCCTTGTGCCGCAACTCCTCCTGCAATAGGCGGTAATCCTTCTTCCTGAAAGACAAGTTGTTTAACCGAATATCCACCCAGAAAAACTGAAAATCGTGTCCCGCCAACTGAATCAGTAATACCGCTTGTTCCATAACTTCCAGTCCAAATATAAAGATTGCCGTTATGGTTAAGAAGTGCTGTCACTAAGGGATCGGGTAATTCCACTACTTTATAAGGCAAAGAAGGAGAATTTATCGCATCCCAGAAAAATAATTTAGCATTGCCTTTTCTGATACTGGAATCATCACTATTGGGAATTGCGGCTACCACCAAATCAGTTCCCCACGATTCTATATCCGTGGGTGCGTAACCGAACGGAAGAAAGAAAGCTCCATAAGTTGAACCATCATTAGTATCTCCCTCATCGGTTACTCTCGTTGTCCTAATCCAATGAATTACTCCTTTTCCTTTATTGGCATTAGCCGCAGTTACGGTATCTCCCACATAAAGCTTGTTATCTATGTGAACATGCATTGGATGATTCGGAAGCGTTACTCCTCTTTGGGCGGGATAAAGAGCATTAGAAAGAGCGGTTTGCGTACCTAAAGTAGCACCACTCCAAACCGTGTTGGTCATAACAGGTGTGCCATCCAATGGGCCATCACGCGAAATATCAGTAGGGGTCGCATAATAAACATAATTATTATAATAAGCAGCGCCATTTCCTGCTCCTGAAGTGGGCGTTGCAACAGTTCCCGCCGTACCTCCGGCATTGGCATAAGGTATAGATTCTCCATCGCTTGCGTAAACATAAATCAATTCATTGGCAGTTCCCTTGGGATTAGTAATTATCCATACGGGGTATCCTGAAAGTGCTACGCCAGCCACATCTCCAGCTATATTAGGAATTAACATTCCCGAAGTTTTTGGAATACCGGAGGTTTGTATCGGCCTATAAGGATCAATACCGATTGAGGCATGAAACTGATCCCGTCTCCCCTGATAAGCGTTTGAGCTTATTCCTCCTAAAATGGAATCTATTGTTACAGTAAATTTAGGCATTTTTTACGCAGTTAAGACCTCTGTTCTTGCTAAATCTCTTGTCGGCCTTGTCGCCCCTTCGGAAATGGCGGGTAGAGGAGCTTCGCTTTGAAGGGCTGTAAGCTGTCCTAGCGAAGCAGGCGGAAGACCCGATGCCTCCAAAAGCTGATTCATTAAGTGTTGGGTGGTCGGATCACCTTTTACTTCCGGCGGCAAAGCCCAGTATTGACGCAAGATATTTCCAAGTTTTTCAACAAATCCGGCCATATCTTTTTGTTTTGAACTGACCCTCACCTTTACTTTCATCTTTACATTCTTAAACTCATCTTTAAGAATTTTTAGAGTTTGCTGGTTGCCGTTCTGTATAAGGTTTTGCTTTTCTTCTTGCTCATACAAAGCCAAATCTCCGGGGATTCTTCCCGACAAAACATCTTCCCACTGCCTTTTTACGGCTCGGTTTCTCGGAACTCTTTTTAAGACATATTCCATTTGGTCAGAGGAGAGGGTAGAAAGAAATGTCTTGCCTTTTGTAATTTCTCGAATCATGTGCGGAATAACCCAGTCGTTGATTATTTCTTCTACGAATTTATCAAACTTCCCCGCAGTGCGTTCGTGGGGTTTTTTGCCTTCAAAGATGACTCGTTCTTGTAATCTAAATGGCGTGCCGGCGGCGGGCGATTTACCCAATAATGGATCGGTTACTCCTGCGAGCTTTTGGGCGTGGTCTTCAAGTTCAGCTACCCTTCTTTCAAATAACTGGAAATTCGGAGGGGTATTTGGAATTTGTCTGATTCCGTAACGGGATTGCGAATCTATGGTAGTAATCTCCTCATTATCCATATCCCGAACCTTGTTGCGGTTTGCATATCCAGCGTCATCAGTAAAATACTTCATTTTGGAAGCGGCTTTTAGAAGATTATTCTTATGTATCTCGGCAAAGTTAGCCCAAATCTGGGGGTCTAATAAGGCCTCCACTCCACCCCAGCCCACCGCTCGGCCATGGACTTTTTTAGGAGCATGGAATTTCAAAACACTCTCGGTTTCTTTTGATTTATAAAGAGTTACGCCGTGCCTTCCTTTTTCATCCGTGTAAAACCCAACAACCTGTACTTGGTTTATCAAAGTATCCATATCGTGGCCCTTTAAGTAGGCAGAGGGCAAAGTCCCCCGGACTACATAAAGCTCTATGTTTTTGCCTGTAGTTTGGTTCTGATTCCCGGCTTGAGTGTTGGCCGCATCTTTTTCTTTGGAAGCAATGGTTATCAGTTCATCAATCGTTACATCCGCTCCGACTTCTCCCCAACCCAATTTGGCTTTTCTTTTAAGAGCTTCGGGAGAGAAGTTGAATTTAAACCCTATCGGGCCGCCTAAAATATCGGTCTGATCGCAGAAGGCTATGGTTTGTAAAGGTATGACTTCAGGTACTGCCCCTGCACCCTTTTTTACAAGACACCCCCCAAAGTCCACTTTTTCTTCTACGGAATCGTCAAGAAACTCGTCTAGGTTATTTTCTATGGTAAAAACGTCATCCCAATACTTCTTAATGAGAAATGAGAGATGTTGATAGTCAGGGTCTTCAGTTTCAAAGATTATATCTTTTACATCTCGGTCTTCAGCCGCGTAACGAAATTCAAGTATAGGAAGGATTATATTCTGATACGGCTGTTTGATTCTGGGGTCGTTGGAAGCGTTCAAATACTTCCCGAATTTCATGTGGAAGGAGAGGGAGAGGTGAGACGACATATTCCACATCCAATTTTCAGCGAGAGTTATTTCTCTTGTTTTGTAAGAAGTTTCTTCGGTGGTGATATATTGAAAAATTGTTTCAGGAAACACTGGCATCGTATTGTTTATGACAGGGTACGCATAAGCGCAACCAGTCGGTTAAATCTCTTAAATAACTATGACTTTTGTTTGCCCAATGAATTTGAAACGGACTTTGGACTATTTTTTGACAATGCTCACATATATTCGGCTTGCCTAAATGGCGGGCAACCCATTTGTGAAGACCAGAATAACCAACTTCATCTCCTAACCAGCCTGGGTGTTTTTCATTTGAAAATCTCCCCAACAAAGCCTTTCTAATTTTATTTTGTACTTCTGGTCTTTTCGCCCAGTTTTTATCTCCTATCCGAGATTCGGCAATTTTCTTTTTTGTCTCTACAGATAAATGTCTGCCAAATTGACTTTTCCAGTAACAATTGACTGAACAAAACTTTCCGTTTCCTTTCTTAATTTCACTTTGATATACGCCAAAAGTTTTTTGGCATATCCCGCATTTCTTTAAGATTTTCACTTGTGCTTTCCGTTTGCGACCAGAGTGCAGGAGTGAATTCGTTTCCCCTGCACCCCAGCCACAAGCTAGGGTATTAGTTTTTAACTAAATTTATCGCTTATCTATCAGGAATTTGAGTCGTTGACGTCGTATACAAGGAGAGCGTGATCGGTTGGCGTAAGATGTCCGAGATCAACTCTTGTATGAAACGCGATACCAGACTGGATGCCTCCTGAAGTTCCCGCGATACCGGGAAACTTGTGCATCCTTCCGAAAGTTCCTGTCAGAAGTCCGAGTCGCTGAATTTTCCTCACGCCAGCAAAGGCATGATCGGCAACGTTGTCGTTTGAAACGTACCAATGGATACCGAGGTATTTAACCTGCGGTGCAAGGCCGTTTTTCAACGCTTCATCTGCTGATGCAAAACCGTTGGCTTGCGCGAAGGCCTCCACGAACTCAAAGCTCGCAGGACTCAATGTTGATCCAACTCCGTTCTTTGCCATCAAAGAAGCTCCGTTTTGTTCTCTGATTATACGTCTGATGACGCGTGCCAGGTCGTCAACGTTAGAAGCAGTAACAGCACCAACTGTTGCGTTGTTGTCAGTCCATGTTCCAGCTACCAGTCCGATATTCCTCCAGCTTGCATGTTGAGCCAGAACTTCAATTTCAATTCGTTCTCCAATCCGTTCTCCCGCACGACCCCAAATTTCTTTTTCAGTCGTCCAAGGTGATTGGGCAAGATCAGCGAAGTCAAAGTAAGTGGTAACATGATGGCCGGTAGAAATCGTAAGGGTATCTGCTACCTCTGCGACATCTGTCGGGTCAAAGGCAGTTCCACGGGTCAGAGCACCTGTTGCCGCCCAATCGCCGGCAGTAGAAATGGACTGCGAGGTAATTACACGAGTATTGCTCATGGTTACCTTGCACATTTCTTTCCAGTTCTGGGGACGGGCTAGACGCTCCTGCATGTCTGCTTCAAAAAGCGTTTCGTCGTGCTGTTACTTTTAATACCTATTGTTATAGGCGGATAGGTCATTTCTGCCTATCTCTTATGGTTGTCCCATAAGTTCGGACTATGGCTTCATCCTAAATTTAGGAGTCCTTCGCTTAGTCTCTACACCTCCCTTTCGGGTTGGCTCGGCGTTACCCTCGGCTTTACGTTAGGGCTTTCACCGAATTCAGAAGGATATTTTTTCAAAGGGATTGCTCCCAGCGTACACTACGAAATTAATGTAATTGTATTCGCCATATTTCTGTATTCTTGTCAAGTTATTAAGAACCAGACGAATGG